GGTAGATTGTTCCGTGGCAACTGACCGTTATATCCGGGATCAGCTGCCAGTCTTGAAATTTGCTGTCATGGCGTCGATCTTTTGTTCAATCCGTTGTGCCAGATTGAGATCCACCGCCATGTAAGCCACGATCACATCGGCCACATCGGTGTCGCTCTCTGCCAGCTCTTCGGGTGTGAACTGTTCACCAAAAGCAATAGCCAAAGCGTTAATGATGGCGGTGTAAGTCGGAGCGTCGATTGTGTCCTCCTCCAAGTTGACCGCTTCGCACGCCTGTTTGTATCGCAGGTATGTAGCCGTGCCCATGTGGTTGATGGTGTAAGTCTTACCGTTAAGCTCCAGCTGTGCAGCCGGAGCCTTGTCCATAATTGCGTCCATATTTTACTCCTTAACCGCCGACCGCTGCTGTGCTTGTCGGCCACTCCTGAACTTTGGAGAACCAGTTTTCAATAGCACTGGCAGCGTCCGTGTCTTCTGTGATCAGATTGCTTTCATCGACGGAGCAGCTAAACTTACCATCGTGCTTACGCGCATAGCAAGACAGTTTTACCGTGTCGGTCTGTGTAGACACCTTGTCCGCCTTGGTCTCGTTCGTCTCCTCCATACCCTCGCTGGCTGTGCCGCAGAAATACC